ACTACCTGCCATCTGTCCTAGAACACCCTGAGACTTAACAGAAGGGGCATGGTCAGCTTGAGCAGGGCCAACATCAAAACTTATTTTAGAGTTTCTCTGAGAGTCTTCTGGACGTAGTGGAGCTAATATCGGCATCTCGTTTATAAGACGCATGGTGAAAGTAGAGAAGTTGTCTGCTCTATCTTTACTTGCAGAGACAACAAGAAACTTTAGTTGTGGATTCATCCGTAGTTTCCAAACAACGTAGGTAGAAGTAATCCAACTTTTACCAACACCTCTAAAAGCTTGTATAATTTTTCTTCTGGGACCGTATTGTAAGTATTCAGCTATGTCTAATTGAACAGGTGTGGGATCTGGCAGGTTAAGATGTCGCCAGGTAATGATTAGGAAATATCTAAAGTCTTGTAGTTTTTCAGGAAGCGGTTGCATAAGTTTTATTTTCTATTGGTTTCCATACTTCTACTTCACATCCACATTTTGGACATGACAAATAAGTAATCATAGAAAAGTCATCATGCAACTCAGAGTTAGTGTCGCTACCCCAGATAAGTTCAGTCTTACAATGCCAACAGTTCATATTATCTTTCAATGCTAGGTATTACATCAAGGTCTGGAAGATTTGACATCAGATCTTCCATAGGACTCTTCTCTGTTGGTATGCACTCGATACCATTATCTTTTAACAACTGTCTAGCTACGTTAAGATCACCTGCTTTTGCTTCTCCACTCTTTACCTTATCCAACAGATTTTCTATAAGAACTGTATGCAAAGTTTCTAATAATTGTAATTTCTTATCTTGTCTCATAATTAGAACATTTTAAGATACTAAGCCTAGCATAGCTTTAATTCTAGTAAATATCGTAGTCTTCTTTACTTTCTTTTTCTTTTGTTTAAGATTTTTTGTTCGATGATGTTCTGCTATTTCATATCGCATTAGTTTGATTTCAGTGTCTTGAATACGTTGCATAGCAGCCATAATAAGCAAATCTTGAAGTCGGTTTTCTTTTACCAACGCAAAAGAATATGCTTTCATAATACTTTCGGGTAACTGTTCCACCTCTCTACATTTCATTTCTATTTCTAGTTCAACTTCGAGAGGTGGTTTACCAATAAGAATCTCAAAAAATTCTTTGTGGTTCATTTGCCTGGGAAGAGTGCCTTCTCCAACATATCGCATAATTTATTATCAACATCATTGTCAGTTTTTTCGACACAGGCACGAACAAGATCAAGTGCAAGTTGACGAATTGCTTTGGATTTGAGAAAGGTAAAAATGATTGGTTTTAACAGGGCAAGCATAGGAAAAAAATATACTACTCTTTACATTATGTACTGATTTGCTAATCTTGGCTTGACTCCTCACACAAGTCAACAAGTCCTATTCTCCCCAAGTAGGACTTTTTCTTATCTTTTAGGTTTTAATTCAACAACACTTAACTCTACTTCTTTTAATCGGTGAAATATTTCTCTCATGTCATCGTGCATGGTATCAATCTTATCTGTTAATAATTCTATAGCTGTTGTGTTACGCACAAGGTCATCTCTTGATTGTCTTCCTCTGTAAGAAATAGAGCCAACAGAAACAAAACAAGCTGTTAATAAAGCCCCACCAACTGCTGCTGCTAGTTCAATCACTTTTCAAATCCTCAATACATGTCTATTATGGCAGAAAAGGCTAATTATGACAGAAGAAAAAAAGAAAAACCCCCTTCAAAAAATAAAAGAAGGTCTTGATGACAAAGAGGAGCAACTAGCAATTATCAGTCTATTTGTTCGTTTAGGTATTGTTGTTTGGAGTGGCTTTATAGTATCCCTTAACTATATTTCTCTCCCTGGTTACAGTAACGAACCAAAAGACATCACGTTCCCTGCCAGCTTACTAACTGCTGCGATTTCAACATTTGGAATTGAGGCATCACGCAAAAATGGTGGTAAAAAAGAAAATAAAGAAGATAAAGTTGCACAAAGTGACGGTATGGTTCAGACTATAAGAGTAATTACACCTATCAAAATTGAAGGTGCTGAAGTAATTGACCCCCCATCATCTAAAAAATGAAAAAATTATTTCTTCTTGCAGCATTACTAATGCCAGCAGCCCACGCAGATTTGATGCATAAAATGACTAGCTCAACGCAACTTACAGTTGATGGGGCATATACCATTGCTGAACGTGGTGCTAGTACATATAGCGTATCGGGTTCAAATATTAAAGTTGCATCTACTGACGATCATTTTGGTAAGTTAGTTGCACCTGCAAGTGCTACAGCAGCAGCGACTTTAGACGCTGGTACATATGACATTAATACTACTGGAGCAGCATATTCTTTCCAAGAATCATTTATTGGTGGTGACGCTTTATATGCTGTTGGTTCTGGAGTTGACGTTTCGGCAGGTGTAATACCAGACTTACCTGTTCTTGCAAAAACAACAACCTATAGCGGTGGAGTAGCTGGAACTTTAGCTGGAACTGTAACAAGTGCTGGAATTTTAACGGTAACTGCTGGTGGTGCAGGTACTACGGCTGTTGGTCAATTTATCACGGAACTCTCAATATTAGATTAATGAAATGGTTAGGTTTACTTGTTTTATTTGTATCTAATCCACTATATGCAATTCCCGTTGTGCCAAATTTTAGTCAAGGCTCAAGTTTTAGCACTACGAGAACAACTACAAATATTAACGAACAGATCAAAACCGTTGAATTTTCAGGGTCTACTTACAGCGTTACAGGGAGTGGGGTCAGTGCTGATAAACCTATCAGTCCAACATACACTGACTTACAAACTACTTTAAACGGTGAAACCTACACATGGAAACAAGTAGATTTAGACAACAAAGCAAACTTTTCACTAACAACAAATGGGGCAGCGTTTCAATTTACGGAAGTGTACAAACAACCCTCAGTAAGTCGTATAACAGATGTATCAAGACAAATAACAAGCGAAAGCGTCACAGAAACTACTACAGTGTTCTCCCAGTAATAGCAAGTCTTTTTGGACAACCAGTTTTAGCAAATACTTCATCAACTGCAGCCCCTGTTGCACAAAGTTCATCTTCAGTATCTAATCAAGCGGTGCAGGTATTGCAGGGCAACCTTATTGAGTCACAGTTTGGAAATGGTGTTGTTTGTCAGAACTCTATGCTTACAATTAGTCCATTTGTAACTACTACATTTAACCAAAAACGACCACAGGATTTAAGATATACTTTGCCAGTGTACAACATGGCAACTGATGATTCGGGGAATCTGACTAGTCCAGGAGAAATTTTGTATCATCAAGAAAACTACTCTGCTAATAAGGATAATCTAGGAATTAATTTTGGTATTGCTGCAACATTTTCTATTCCTTTAGGTCGTGCATATCAGGATGCTTGTTTAAAATCAGCGACTACTCAAGAGAAAATACAAAATCAAATATTAAACAACAAGATGCTTGACTATGAACTCGCAAGATTGAAAAATTGTGGTGAATTAAAAATTTCAGGAATCGAATATCACCCACAAAGTCCTTACCATACAATTTGTGCAGATGTTTTAGTTAAACCAAAAATGGGTCAAGTTATACCGCACACTCACAAATTAAAGTAATTATTTTTTGTCATCTTCGTCTGATTTAGAAATCTTTTTCTTTAATTGTTTAAATATTGTAGAAATAAGTTTTTTTATTACAGGAGCCAAAAGCGCAGAGCCACCAGCAACCACACCAAGCATAGTAGTTGAAATAAGAGTTTGAGGCGTACCAATAAAGCTTTCTCGGAATGGTACTTCTTCCCAATTTTCGACACACTCGTTAACTCCATTTATCTCTATTCTTTCGTAGAAATTAAATCTTTGAATCCTTTTATCATTTCTGTAATCACCTTTCATAAACTGAGGGTCTAAAGGTGGACAGGGAATATATAATTCTTCTTTTTCTTTAGTTGGTATTTTTGGTTGTACAGGTCTTTGTATTGGCTTTTGTTCTGCCTTATTACTTAATTCTGATTGAGTGTAATTAAATGAATTAGGAGTGTATTGAAGCGGTTCATAGCTAGGCATTTCAACGCCACATTTTATAACAGTTCCATTTTCATCAATATCTATTTCTGTAAATAAATTATTTCTATGAACTTTAATACAAGCTGGATAGTCAACAATTAACTTAGGTACGGGCTTTATTTTTGGAATAAATACCTCATAATTTTGTATAGGTGGGATTTTAATTTCTTTTATAGAAATGTTAATTATCTCCATCTTCTACATCTCCAATAGAAATAGACCAGCCATCTTCTCCAAATGTACCAGTTTCTACAATCTTTGGTTTTTCTATCTTTTTATCTAACTCTTCGTGAT